ATATGAGTTGTTATATACCAATATGATTTTAATTAAAATATAATGTCACATGATGGGAACATTTTCTATTGTGTGACTTTCTTGTTTATAAAAAGGTGGTGAAAAATGACTAAGGAAGAAAAGATAAAACGCATTGTAAATGATCCTCTTTTATGGATTAAATATTTTTGTGTTATTGTTGACAAGGAAGGTCATAAAGTGCAGTTTGAACCCACTTATCACCAGAAATTATTGTCAAAGAATTTTGGAAAATATAATTTAGTAGCAAAATCAAGGCAGTTAGGGGTAACTTCTTTTGCATTGGCATATTCCTTATATTTGACACATACAGAACCGGATACAGTATGTATGATTATGAGTTATTCACTTGATACAGTGGATATTGTTTTTAAGAAATTGAAAGCTATGTATGATGATCTGAATACGGCAGTAAAGATTAAAGATGTTGCGAATAACAGGAAGGAACTCATACTGGAAAACAGAAGCAGAATTATTTGTTGTGTATGTGGCTCAAAGGATGCCGCCAGAGGTAGCACATTGCGGTATGTCCATTTAACAGAAGTTGCCTTTATGGATGATGAAAAGTTAAAAAATCAATTAGTTGCTATTGAAGCTGCATTACGTCCAGATGGTCAGATGGTGCTTGAATCGACAAGTAAGGGTATGAATCGTTGGTTTGAAATGTGGATGCAAGCTGTTAATCATGAATCGCAATATAAACCATTTTTCTTTTCGTGGTTGGATGATAAATATTTATTTGCAAAGGAGTATAAAGAAAATTCAGAAATCTATAAAAATCGGAATGGGCGTTACCTTACAGTTGATGATTTAGATGAGGAAGAGTTGACGTTGTATCACAAAATGGATGGTAAAAATAATCCACTTGCTTTAATGAAATTAATGTGGAGAAGAATGAAAATAACCAATATCGGATTAGAAAAATTTCGACAGGAATATCCCTCTAATGCAATGGAGAGTTTCGTTGTGTCAGGAAATAATATCTTTGATTTGGAGTTAATACAATCACGTCTGAATTATGTTGATGGTACCCCTAAACTTGAATTACCTAAGAGATTATCCGCTATTTTCAATAAATGGAAAAGCAGTATTACAATATGGAAATATCCTGAAAAGGGAAAAAAATATTATGCAGGTGTTGATACTGGAGAAGGAATTGGATCAGATAACAGTGTTATTTCCGTTGTGGATGCAGATGGTTTTCAGTGCTTTGAGTTTGCGAATAATAAAATTAAACCGTATAAATTTGCAGAACTTGTTAGGGAAGTGGGATTATATTATAACACTTGTTTGCTTGTAGTGGAAAAGTTATCCGCTGGTCATACCGTTGTGGACAAGCTATATGATTCTAATAACAGATACATAAACCTGTATAAATATAAATCGTATGATGCTAAAGGGAAAATGAGAAAGAAGCCTGGATTTGAAACAAGTCCCAAAAGCAGACCTATCATAATAAACAGGTTCGTTGAATTATTTGAGAAAGGCGAAGTATGTGTAAATTCAAAGGGATTGCTTAATGAAATGAAATCATTCCAAGTTGATAATAATGGCAAGGCTCAGGCGGCAGCAGGTGCAAAGGATGACAGAGTTTTAGCGTTCTGTATGGCGTTGGAAGGAATTGCAAGCGGTTTGTATTATGTTTGATTGCTTAATAATCGCATACAGGGTATTTTTTGAAAGGGAATAATAAGAGTATGGAATATACAGAGTATGAAAAGATTTTAGATAAAGCTATGGTTGATTATATCAATGGTGGTGGAAGTGTCCTTTATATGGGAAGAGTAGTAAAGGAATATATTTTTGAATATGACAATGAAAATATGGCGTATGAAACACGTAAACATTTAGAGGATAAGGCAATCAGAGCGATTATGGAGAAGAAAAAGTTACCTGATGGAATCCGATTGAAACAGTGCATATGGCATGGAAAGGATAGGTAATGATTAGAACAAAACATAACCCCATAACAAGAGTTGGGGATTGTATAAAAGGTTTATTCAAAAATTCGGCTGTTGGAAAGACAGCGGAAGGAGGAAGAATGTTAAGCGGTTATTGGTTTGAATCAGAAATTAAGAAAAATAAATATACTGATAGAATCTCCCGTATCAATACGATTGATGAATATTTACGGAGGGAACATAAGGTATTGTCTCGCCCCAATTTTGAGTTTAAAGAAAAGACATTTGAAACGGCAAAAATTATCTTGCAGACTTTGAAAAGCATTATTAAATTCCATGTTTCATATATTTGCGGAAACCCTGTTTCTCTTACTGGTGACAAGGAATTTGTTTCATATCTAAATAAGATATACAAGAAGGGCAATTATACCAAAGTTGATTTAGCAGTTACAAAAGATTTGATTACATATGGTGATGCTTTTGAATATGTTTATCTGGATGAAAACGACAATATTCAATCTAAAATTATTCGGAACAAAGATTCTTACCCCATATATGATAGTAATGGAGTATACACAAATTTTGTGGAATATTGGAAAGATGAAGATATAAGAGCAGATCATTATGTAGTGTATTATCCTGATAAGGTGGAAATTTATGAGAATAGGAAACTGGTAGATACTAAGGCAAACTTAACAGGACTTCCAATTTGGTACAGTAGCATGGACAAGGCGAAGTATGATAAGTTTGGCGATCCTGTTATTTTGGATTTAATACCCCTTATGGATGCGATTGAAAATCTGCTTTCTAAATTGGATGATGCAGTAACTACTCTGTCATTAAATCCGTTAGGTGTTGTGAGTGGGCAACGTATAGATTCGTCTATTCCTAACAATATTACAGGGACAGTGCTTAATTTGGAGGATGGATCAGAGTTTAAGTATGCAAATGCACAGATGGATAGAAACTCTATCAAGTTAGAGTTGGACTATATTATCCAACAATTCTTTTCGTGTGCTTGTGTGCCATCGTCTATTTTAGGACAGTCTAACGTGACAAATGTTTCTGAGACAAGTATCACAATGTTGTATCAACAGACTGACAATGTTGCAAGAATGTATATCGCAAGCCTGATGGAAGGATTTTCAACTAGATTGAATTACATCAGGAAACTTTTGGAATTGAAAAATATTGATATATCAGATGAAGTGTTTGATAGTGTCAATGTTTCATTCAATGTGAATCGTCCGGTAGATAATAAATCTGATATGGAAAATATGAAAATGCAGTATGAATGTGGTGCATTAAGCAAACAGACGATTATAGACAGATCGCCTTATGTAACAAATACGGTGCTTGAATTGGAGCGTATCGAAGCTGAAAGAGTTAAAGAGGAACAGGATTCGGAGAATGAAAGAGTCAGGGCTGAAAAAGATGAACTAATTGACGATAAGGCAGATTGATTTCTTGGGTGTTATTAACAAATCTTTAATTATTTCTAAATACATATACTAACGAATCCTTGATATCTATATTTAGAAAAAGCTGTAAAATACGGCATTCTGGCTTTTGTACATTGCTTTATTTGTTTCGGAATGATGCGTTAAACTATATTGAATCAAAGTATGATATATTCATATGCACCAAAAATGAATTAGTGCATCCGATTTTTAGTGGCTTTCTGTTGACAAAAGCAGAATGTGTCGTATAATACATAATACAAGAAATATTCATGTGTCTAAATTTTTAATTAAAAATTTTTAGAAAGGGGAGTTAAGTATATGGAAAATTTGGATTGTAAAAAAATTTATACTCGTCAAGAACTTGAAAATCAAAAGCCGTCAGGCTACAAGTTGTTGGAAAAGAATTATCATCATTTTAATAGCCGTGGTGTTACATATGACCGATATAAGATTCTTGATGTTATTGATGATGTAGGGCTTTATAAAGATGTATCTGTTTTGGGGCATGAAGTTGTATCAATGGAAGGAATTATTTTAATAGAAATGGTATACCCTGAATCATAAAGAAATTTATAAACTTATGTATAAAAGGGACTGTTGTATTAATAGAGAAATATGTAACCACCAGTCTCTTATTTTAAAAATACAGATGCACTATCTTATAGAAATTCCTTTCAGGTTTTGCCAGAACCTTTTTTATATCTGTAAGATAGTGTGTCCATATGTGGATACAAGTAGCCCTTAATTGTGGGATTACGGACATATGAAAAATGAGGATGCCGAAACATCCCCATTCCTAAACTTTTCACTTGAAATTACGCTGTGAATCGTTTATAATCATCTTAGAAACAATCAAAGGATATTGGCTTGTCCGATGATTGCTCACCGGAAACTTAATTAGATTTTAAGTTAAACAGGCTATCCCCTATTCGGCGTAGGAGATAGCCACTTTACTTTTTGTGATGATTGTCGAGATATGTAAGTACCGCAAAAATTACGAGTACCAGTGTCAAAACTTCAAGCGTATTCATTGCACATACCTCCTTTCCGTTTCCAGAAAGGCAACCACCAGACTATCCCTACGTTGTTCTAATCTGACTAAGAATATTTTATCATATTATGTCAGAGATTGCCATAAAAATAAATTGTTCGTAAAAGTTAAAATGTGGAATTTACGAACAGAAGATATTGCACTACGGTGATATGGAAGAGGATATTGCACCATGTTTAGTTATTTGTTTTCATAGTGTTTTAGTGGGAAATAGTATGTGAAAATGGATAGTGTATCTTGTGTGAAGAAAATAGGAACTGTGCGTTGTTGATTGAATTATTAAATTTTTTCTTACATAACACGTTTTTGTGACGTATGTAAAATAAAATACACTAAAAACTATAGTAATAGGTTATTATAAATTTAAATAGTAATAAATAAATTCTGTTAACTTTCATAGAAATTTACTCTATATCTGATAAGTGTCCATCATGGTCACAAGCGGTCAAAAAAGTGTTCGTAAATTAATCTCAAATTGTAAGATGGTATCACTAATTAATTTATGATAACTATTTGGTATCAAAACAAATCTCACTGCGGAAAATTCCGCCGTGAAAAATTATGCTCATATTTCCAGGTGATAAGCTATGCAAAAATGGCACAGCTACTATCCGTAAAGCTACACCTTTATGAATAGTCCAAGAAGTGGCAAAAATGGCTATATTTTATATTCGTAAAGGTTTAAAAATAAATACGGATATATTCGTAAATGATATTGACCTTTACGAATATATATGCTATCATAAGAACATAAAATATTCGGAAAGGTGGTTTTGAGATTATGAACATATACGGATACGCAAGAGTAAGCACGAAAGAGCAGAATCTAGCAAGGCAGTTAAAAGATTTTGAAGAGATGGGAATTGAAAAGCGTTTTGTTATTGTGGATGAGCAAAGCGGAAAAGATTTTAATAGAAAAGGTTACAATAGTTTGGTGGGAACTGAATACAATGCACCTCTGCTACATGAGGGGGATTTGTTAGTTATCCATTCTATTGACCGTATGGGAAGGGATTATACAGAGATTCAGGAGCAATGGAAGTATATCACGCACACACTAAAGGCAAATATAAAGGTTCTGGATATGCCGTTGCTTGATACAAGCATGACTAAAGATTCTTTAGACAATCGTTTTATAGCTGATCTGACTTTGCAGATTCTTTCCTATGTGGCAGAGAAAGAGAGGCAAAATATAAGGACACGACAAAAGGAAGGAATTGCAGCTATGCCAGTGATAAATGGGAAAAAGGTTTCTTCTAAGACTGGTAGACCATCTGGCAGACCTGCAGCGGAATTTCCAGAAGAATGGAATGCTTACTATACAGAGTGGAAACAAGGAAAGATCACAGCTAAAAAGTGTATGGATGATATGCAACTAAAACGGACTACATTCTATAAGCTTGTGAAAATTCATGAGGAAAAAATAAAATAAATTTTCTGTAAATATGGGGTGTACTTGTGGGTACGCTCCACTTTGTGTTTCTGTCTATTATCATAATTTAGAATAAAAGAAAAGCCTTGCACCATGTATATATAGTGTATAGGCTTACTTGTGGTTCCATCTATGATCTGTTTATGATTCATCTGGTATATATTCCAGAATATCACCAGGCTGACAGTCTAAAGCATCACATAAATTCGCAATTGCATCCGTTGTTATGCGTCCATTGTTTCTGATATTTTGTAATGTACTTTCAGAAATAATTTTTTCTTTTCTTATCTTATATGTAGAAAGTCCTTTCTTTTCCATAAGGTTTAGAAGTTTATCGTATTTAATAGTACCTGCCATATGATAAATACCTTTCTTTCTAATTTTAATTATATAGTATACAAATATATTATATCACAATATACACGGTTTGCAATGTACAAAATATACATCTTTTGTGGTGTATATTTGTGCAAGTTGTCAATAGACCATACACGGCTTAGAGAGTATAATGAGTACATAAGATAAAGCAAGGGCAAACAAGCCTGACAAACTTCTTCCCTTGCTTATCTTAAATAACTGAATAGGGGGTGACGCAATGTATACCGATTATGGTTACATAGGAAAAGCAGATGGTATTGAGTATGCTACCGAAGCAGAAGCCATAGAAGCCAATCCTAACAATTAATCGGAATGGGGCATAGGTGAAAACCTTGTAAGTCCCCGTATACAATCACCTTTACTATTTATAAATTGCACTTTGACAACTAAATATTATTCAGTGTGTCGGTTGTGTGATTTCATTATAGCATAAGCCGACCAAAAAAGAAAGGATGATTTTTATTATGGTAAAATGGAAAGCACGTACAGAAACAACGAATATTGGCGTTCTGGAATTGGGAAACTTGACTTTTGACGAGGACTACATGGAAATATCAATAGATATTTGCGATATGTCCGACAATCTGAAAGCAGAGGTTGACAAGGCTATTGAGATAGCAAAGGTACAGTGTACCCAAAATAATGAAACGTTGAACGCTGAAAAAGGTTACAATCTGCCTACTGTATGGAGTGATGAACCTGTCGATATGGATTTTACATATTTGCGTATGGCTCTGGAAACTGGAAAGCCGATTGATTATAGTATCTGTTTTGGCTTTACAGATGCGGTTAATGATTCCATGGAGTGTTGGGACGGTAGTATTACGGTTGACTTGTCCGAGTATGCTAATGAGTTAAAGAAAGCAATCATCAAAGTATTAGTTGATAAGTTCTTTTAAGTGATAGGCATGTGTGTATGGCTTGAATTATCGGCTATACACATTGTTTTATAAATTAAATTATAGGAGGATAAGGAACAATGAAAGAAGTCACAATTCAGGAGCTTGTAAAGGATTTACAGGGCAAAGTTATCAAGGTGGAAAGTGCCGATATTTACGGTGCTAATCTCAATTTTTCAAAGGCACGAATTGAGTATGACGAAAATATGAATGAACTTTCATTTGTAGCAGGTAACTATAATACGCCAGATGGCATTGGTGGTGTTGGAATCCGTATTGATGATATTGTGGATAGTATCATGCTTGAGGATGATGGCAGCTATACAATGCAGTTTAATCAGTATATGGCAGATATTAACATCAAAGAAAGCGATATGTAAAACTGAATATTGATTCTTCAAAGAGCCTTGCAAGGTGTAAAAGCCTTGTGAGGCTCTTTGTTGTGCTCATATAGATATTTCGGATCATGTAGAATCTGGGAAATTATGTTGAAAAATATGCTTTGTATCGCCTGGTATACTATGGACTTTTACGAATACAACACCGTATAAGCCGATTTAAGGCGGTTTTGTGTGTGCGGTGGGGAACTACTACCAACGAAAAGAATGCCTTAAAATGGATTGTAGAGCGTGTGAGGGGGATTGCGTAAAGTGGCGGTATGATATGGGCGTGATGAATCGGACTTCCTAAGTTAGAAACGCTTAACTATCAATAGTGAATTTTTTTCACAGAAAAATTTTTAGGTACTATCATTCAAATGTTTCGGTATCACAGTGAGCAGGTATTCAAAGTAATTATATAGTTTCAGTTTGTTACATCATATTAATACCCCCCTTCTACATATTGGTAGTGTCAAACACTACCTTACTTTTTGTTACTAAAACCTTGATTTATGGGAGTTTACAAATAAAAAGAGCATTTACC